ATAGATAGCGGGGTGATTGGAACGGTGAAGATGAGTACCGCCAACGTGCCTTACGCGCCGTCGATCCACGGACTCGTATCTCAGGAGCCGTGGCACAAACGAAGGGGCTGGCGCACAGTAGCGGGAATTGGCAGAGATGTTAGCAAGTCTGTAAATGGCATATTCTCGGAAGCCGGTAGGCGATTTGCTAAATACCTAAGAACAGGGAAAGTAATTTAATTATGTTTGACTCAGAAAGATTCCTTACTATTGGAGCATTGGTGAAGTGGGTTGACGGCGAACCTATGAGTCTGCAAGACCTGGAACGAGTCGTGAAGGTCTTTGAGTTAAAGCCGTTGCAGACTCAGCAACCCGACCCAGGAACGATGAGTGGCTTTCAGATGCGCTTGAGAGATTCACTACGCAAGTATTTTGAAAACAAATAATGCTTGCAACTGAGGTCTTTTTCAAGATTTCTGCCAGCGGAGTTACTGAGACTGCATACGCGATTTCCGCCAGCGGCTTTGAACCACTCAGGCTCACCCGCGTTGTTTCCGTTCCTACATCAGAAATTCGTTGCAATCATTGTGCTAGAGTTGCCCTTGAAATCAAGGGAAACTGCCTCGTGGTGGTATCACGCCATGACGGGCAATATCACAAGACTGTAGTATCGCTAGAGCAACTTGGATTACAATGGATAACTAATGCCTAAACTCCAATCGGCGCAACTTGTCGTAGTATCCGACTTGCACGTTGGCTCGAAAATAGGATTGATGCCCACGACCGTAGAACTAGATGACGGCAATATCGTTAGCCAAAATCAGTTGCAGAAAGACGCTTGGAAGTATTGGACGAAAGAGTTTTGGCCCTACGTTGAAAAGCGTAGCAAGGGGCGAAAGACGGTAGTTGTACTAAACGGCGACGGGCTTGATGGAGTACACCACAATACAACTCAGATTTGGTCGAACGATCCGCTTGAGCAAGCGGTTGTCGCGGCGGAGATCATGGCTCCAATTGCAAACAAATACCCGGTTTACGTTACAAGGGGCACGCCAACGCATGTGCTTGTTTCAGGAGCGGGGGACGAGTTGATCGCGAGGGAGATCGGCGCGAAGCAGCCTGTTAAGGGGCGTAAGGTACATAGTAGTTATCATTTGAAGTTGGTATTAGAGGGTGTTGATTTCGACATAGCCCATCATGGCCCGTCTGCCGGAACTCGTATTTGGACTTACGGAAACGCCCTTCGCGGATACGCCAGAACTATCATCCTTGACGCAATGGTTCAGCACCGAAGGCCCCCCGACTGCATCATTCGTTCGCATTTCCATCACAGAGTCCACGAAACAACCCACGACTACGGGCACACCTGTCACGCAATCATTACTCCCGCGTGGCAGTGGAAGTCTGAGTATGTTCACATGGTAGTAAGCCATGAAGATGTTTGCGACATCGGCGGCGTAGTAATTGACATAGACGATGGCAAAATCACTAACGTGGATATTCGTACTATCCAGTTTGTCCAATCAGATCGAGTAGTTGCATGAAGAAGAACATTGAAGATGTCTACGCGGAGATGGCTGAGTTTGAGAAGCTAAATCACATCCTGCCGGACGATGTTACCGTAGGTAGGGTGATGAAGAAAAACGGATGGGGTAAGAATCAGTCAATTCGTGTAATTGAGTCTTTCGCAAAGAAGAAGGGACTCAAGCGAATTACAGTCCTGAACGATAGATCGAAGTACGAAGTCGTTTGGCGCAAATAAATTCCATATCTGCATTTACATAATTGGCAGAAAACTCGCTATTGACATAATGTAATTCATAATGTAAACTTATCGCCGTCAACAAAACTAAATAAAAATTGTGCGACTTTGTTCGCCCGTAATTGCGTCCTATGGATGCGGTTGCGGGCGCTTTTTATTTTCCCAAAAACATATATGACTCTTGCGATCAAGCGTGCTGGTACAAAATTCACCACCCACAAGACTTCCGATAAGGGAGAGCCTGTTGGCGTTGCTCTAAATACCTTTGACACGCTTGAACTGGCGCAGACCAGCGCGGGCAGCGTGAAGTGTTGGGATGACATGGATTACGGGCCGTATGTTCCTTATTCGGCCACGACACTAAAAGAAGCTCTTGACGCGCAGGCCGCACAGCATCGCGCCCACGAGGTTTCCGAAGTCGCCAGTATGTATAAGCAATTGGTTGATCGGGTGCTTGGCAATTCAGAAATCAAAGACAAGCCCAAAGCTGTTCTGCAACTCGCAGAAGATTTTGCCAAGTGGCTCGAAGAACCCGCTGAGATGAAGTCGGTCACGCCTCCCCTGGTTGCTGTTTCCGATCATTCTGTTATCAAAAGTCTCACGCCGGAACGAATTGGCGGATACGCTGTCATTTGGGGGAATGAAGGCAAGAGGGACTTGACAGATCAGTTCTTCACCACAAAAACCGCCGAATTGACTGCCATCTTTGACGCAGTTGGACGACTGCCGTGGATGTATCATCACGCGATGGACAACACCGTAAAAACAAGAGTATCCGGTGTAGTAGATGTGCTGAAAGCCGACTCGATTGGATTGTGGTACGAAGCCCAATTGAAATTGGCAGACGAGTACGATGAATACATTAAGCAAATGCTGGCGTCTGGAAGATTAAAGACTTCTTCGCAAACATTCCCGGCCTCATTCGAGTGGAACAAATCCACTGGTGAAATTACCAGATGGGCGATTGTAGAAATCACAGGCACTCCCACTCCGGCCGAGTACAGAATGCCAGTCATTGAAATACTGAAATCAGAGTTTGCCGAAATTGGCGTGACTGATTTCGACAAAGTTTCTAACTATTCTCAACGGGTTATTCCGAACCGACAAGGCGCTGAGAAAGCGCGTTTGGGACTGGAACTCGCCCGCCTTAGTTAAATATTATCTAGGAGTTATACACATGAAGATCAAGTTGAATGCACTTCTGGCTGCTAAGGCGACGGCGATGGCCGATGCTGAAAAGCTAATTTCGGAAAACAAGTTTGAGGAAGCGGCTGCTAAAAACGCCGAGATCAAGAACCTCAACTCTCAGATCGAGACCGTTTCGGCACTCGTGGCTGCACAGGAATCTGACGCCGCAAAGGTCGAGGCTGACAGAGTGGCAGTTGAGTCGGCTAAGGTTGCTGATTTGCAGAAGCAGATTGACGCCCTCAAAGCCGCCGCGAAGGAGCCTGTTCGCCTGGAAGATTTGGGCAACACTACGGTTCCGGCGAAGTCCGAGGACACGGCTTACGCGATGCGCTTTGGAGAGACCCCCAATGCGATCAAGGCCGTTATTGCCGATCTGTACGGTAGCGAAAAGTTGTACAACGAGCGCCGATCTGCTCAGATGGACGCTTTCACGAAGTATGTCAGAGTCGGTGACAGCAAAATGACATCGGCTGAGACAAGCCTGATTGCTGGGCACTATAAAAATATCATCCTGCGCCCTGACGCGCTGGAAGCGGAACTCAAGACCGGACGCAGCGTAGCAGAAATCAAGGCTACGCTGGTGGAAGGCTCGCTTGATCTGGGCGGGTATCTCGTCCCCGAAGATTACCGCGCTAGTATCATCAAGCGCATGGAAGGCAATACCGTGGTTCGTGGCCGTGCCCGCGTGGTTACGACTCTGCGTGATGCGGTTGAGTGGCCCAAGCTGGAAGGCGGCAACACAAGATATACCTCAGCCGTCCGCGTGACCTGGGTTAATGAAACACCCATCAACGCGTCGGGTGCTGAAACCAACCCGACATTCGGAACCGTTCAGATTCCCATTCATACAGTGATGGCCCGCACTGACCTGAGCCGCAACCTGCTTGAGGATAGCGCCTTTAACATGCTCGATGTGTTGGGTGAGTTGTTCTCGGAAGCCATGCGGATTGACGAGGATGAGCAGTTCCTCACTGGTACTGGCGGCGGAACACCGATGGGTATTCTGAGTGGTCGTTCTGGCGCAGAGTTGACCCCCGCTGTTGGTGTGACGGTTGCTAACTCCGGTAACGCTACGGCCATTACCGCAGACGGCATCTTTGATCTGGTGTACTCGATTGCTTCGCAGTACAGAGACGGTGCGGTGTTTGTGATGACTCGCACGGCCCAGAGAGACGCCCGCAAGTTGAAGGACGGCAACGGCCGCTATCTGTGGCAGGACTCGATTCAGGCCGGACAGCCCGCTACCCTGTTGGGGTATCCGGTGCTTGAGTCGGAAGCCCTGCCTGCGATCAGCGCCAACAATCACCCGATCATCTTCGGTAATCTGAACGCCTACATCATCGCTGACCGCGTTGGCATGAGCGTTGAGAGAGTCACCGATAGCACGTTGGTTGGCACGAACAAGGTTGCCATCTTTGCCCGCCGCAGACTCGGTGGACAGTTGGTCGAGCCGTGGGGCCTGGCGGTTACTAAGATTTCTGCTTGATCGTAAGCAGAAATCGCAAGTAGTGTTCGTTAGAATTTTCCAGATAAGGTTCCGGCACGAGAGAACGGGTACTTTCACACAAACGGTGGCAACGCCGACATAAGCAGATCAGATTGTTCAAATGATTTGCCCAGCGAAAATGCTCGTTCTCTCCCGGAATGTAACCAAAAAACCTGTTCGGAAAGATATGGTGAACGTCAATCATATCTGGCTCAAGGCAATTTCCGAGACGGGCGAGTGTAAGAGTTAGTACAGTGAATGTAATTCATGGCATGTTGGCTCCGTAATAGACACTAATCTATTACACCACGCATGCCTACTGTTTAGGAGAAAAACAAAATGGCTCATGGACTTTTCAACGGCTCGGTTATCAGAATCATCAATGCGCTGTCCCCTGTCGCGATTGCGGCGGCTGGTAGCTCCAATCCCGTGAACCTTGCTGGTTACGAAGGCGCAATGCTGATCGCCTCGACTGGCTCTGCTCCGGTTGTGACCGGCGCGGTTTTCCAGGTGCAGCGTTCGGGTACAAGCAATGGAACATTTGCTACTATCGCTTCGGCGCAAGGCCAGCCGACTAACAACACCGTGGTTACGCGCTCGTTCAAAGCCAATTCTTCGGCGGTGTGGCATCGTGTTCACTACACCAACGGCGCGGGCGGGTCTATGATCGTGAATCTCGAACTCTTGGCCTTCCACGCTCGGTACGAGCCGGTTGTGACCCAGGAGGCAGGGGTGGTGGTATTAAGTGACGTTCTTTCTGGCTAGTTTCTAAAATACCCGGAGGGGAGTAAATTCCCCTCCGGCCCAATACAAGATGGGGCTGTCTTTAACCGCAGCCTGATTGGAGAATAAATCATGTTTAATTCTCGTATCTATCGTCAACAGGGTGGGTCGGAAATGACCTTCGCCGCAGGCGCTTCACTCACGTTCGAGGCGGGCGCTAAGATAAGTGGAACTATGACGGCGGGCGCTGGTTCGGAAGTGCTTGAATCCGGTCGCCTGCAAACCTTCCAGGCCGGTGCGTCGTTGACCTATAATGTTGCCGGTGCAGTCTCAAACACGGCGTTTAGGGTGGTGAATGGAACATCAACCATGTCCATCGGATTTGGCGCAGAAGCTCCAACCCACCTCGCGACGACTGGCAGTTTGTACATTCGCGCTAACGGCTCGATTTCTGGACTGTTTGTAGCGATTGGGCAAGACCAGACCGCCTCAAGCACGTGGCGTGCCTTCCAACAGGGTAGTGCCATCGGCTAGTAGTTAGCAACGCAATCCAAACAACAGGCGAGGGAACGAGGCAATCTCGCCCTCGCCTGTTTTCTTTTGCGGCAGTAATGCCGGGAGGTGCAATTTGAGCAAGGGTGATGTTAATTATGTCTTTGTCGGCGCGGGGTCTACAACCGCTTCCGTGGCTACGGTTCAGCAATTCTTCGGAAACTTCGGCGGACT